TTTCCGTTATCACCTGTGATTATTATAGATCCGGTTGCAGACGTAGCGGCGTTTCGCGGTATACCGTATTCGCCGCCGTGTACCGACAAAAATTCCTCGTCCGCCGTTGTAATAAATAGCTGGTCTTTATTATAGTCAATGTTACCGTAAAGCAAGTGCGCCGTGCCTGACTGCGCACGGGCCAGCACGCGCAATATGGATCTACGTAACAACGTATAGCTTCCAGGTAAGCGCGACGTAATGTCGCTTTGTACCTGTGTCACTATTTGCGTAAGTGTTGGTCTTGCAAAAGGCATGTTTACGCTGCTCTAAACTGAGCTCTCCACAGATTATCGTAAGTTAGCGCTACAACTGTACCGTCAGATTGATATAGCTTAACATGTAAAGCGAGTATAGCAGAGTGGTCTGGTCGGTTTACACGTTCTACTACAACTTCGTTTCTAATAGTTACACCATCATCAATTAGCCATTGCAAAGCGTCCTTTACGTACGCTTCCGCTTTGACTAACGTGTCCTGTGTCGTTTTCGACCGCGACAACAGCCATAACAGACTGCCTATTTCGTCGCCGGGAAAATCGGCTACCTGGTCTCCCCACCAGCCTTTTAAGTCCGTGTTAGATGGATCGGGCAAGCTATCTTCTTCCGTTGCGCGACGATCACTGAATAACGACATTAACACAGCTGTTTCTATGCCGTCTTCAAGGATCAAGTCACCAAGATCTAAACCTATATCGCCTTCGAAGAAATCGTTATTCCATATGATTTTTATGTCAGACATTCAATTCCAACTTTCATTTAATAGCGTGGACAAGTTTTGAGATACGCCCGTACGCATTCTATCCGTTACGCCTACAGACTGCGTAGTCGCAGCCATTTCTGGCGTAGCGCTAGGGTCAAGTAACGATGCGTCACTAAAATCCGTTGATTGAAACGCGGGGTTTGTAACTGTTGCATAACCGGTCATCCCGTTTCCCAACGCCGCGCCGTACGCGTCACAGGCCGATAAAAATATCGGTAAACCTGTGGCCGGCGTACTCATACCTACCGCAGCCGCTTCAAACGTCGCTTTCGCAGTGACCGCCGCTGTAGTACTCGGCGTAATAGACGCGCATCCAGCATCTAACGCGTCGGCCCACGTTTGGATTGCTTCTGTTTCCGTCTGGTTATATCCTGTAAATCCCGCGTCGTTAGGGTCAGTACGTTTTAATAATTCGTCCTTAATATTTGATGTAACGATACTCAATTGTTTTTCACATAGTCAGAAAGTATATCGCTTAGTTGCGACTTGATATTACTAAACGTGGCGGCGTTAATCGGCGTCCCACTTGGGCCAAACACTGTTGGCACTGTTATTTTAAGTATTGCGTCTATTAGTTCATCAAGCTTATCTTTTAACGTTTCGCCTAGCACACTTTTTTCTATATCGTCGCCGTCTTTTGCCTCTATCTCTATACCGCTACTTTTTAGAGATACGCGGTTATCTCTTGTGTCGTACATCACAACGTCGCCAGATGACAGGTCAGTTGGGCGCTTGGTCCTATCATGCACTACAACCGCTATGCCCTGGTTACGATACCCTCCCGGATACACAATGAGCGCTTCTGTACTCGCCGCTGTGGGGTAAGACTCAAAACCGTAATTCTGCAAACGTTCAACGTCTGTTGCCACTTCGTCGTTAAGTACCGTAACCTTGATTTTTTGTACAGTGCTATCACTGTTATCTATCGCAGTAAGTATAGCGCGACCAATTATTAACGAAAGCTTACGTTTAATTGGCAATAACGCGCGCTCTATTGGTCCCATTTAGTCAAACCTTGACTTTATGTTCAACTTGCTTGGTGAAAGCGTAAACGTTCCTGTGTCAACCACCGACACGCGCGCCGTGTCACCGCCGTCCTCTTCGTCGTATATAAAGTCCACTGCTACAACAAGCATGGTTTTTTCTATAAGCGCTATTTTATCCCTCACCGGTACAAGTTGATTAACGCGCCAGGGCCGGTTATCATGCTGTAACCAGCTATGTATGTTGTAAGTAGCCATCCTTGATAACCCGGCGGAAATGCGCGCGTCCGCTATCGCTTTAGTTTTACAAAGCGCGTTGTTGGCTATACCTTCTGCAAAGCTGACCTTGGGCCTATACCGTGTAACAATCGCGTCATCAAAGCTACCATTACAGCTTATATAATCGTCCCGTGTTTTGTTGCTGGTACCTACCCCCTGACCTTTAACTATGTACGTACTAAACCTGGCCTCGTTCGTTTGAACAAGATTGCATGCTGTCGCATTGTCCCCTACAACAATGCCAGAATTTGAGCTGGTTGTACCTGATTTTGTAATTGTAAGTTTCCCGTCGCCAACAGTCATAGGCAATACACCTATATCGCGGCAAAGTTCTATTATCAATTCGCTTACAGGAATACCTTCGCTTGCTTTATAAGTTTCGATAACCTTTTCAACTTCCGAAGTTGCAGAGTCGTCTATGACAACAGACACACTAAAAGGGTTGCATAGTTGCCTTATCAAGTTCCTAACGCTTTGGTTTTTCCATTCGTTAGGCGTAGACGCATGGGTACAGTCTATAAGGTCACAAGTTTTGTCCCTACCATAAATTTCGACTCTATCCGAGTCTACGCCGTAAGCTACGTCTATTTTATCAATCCAGCCATCAAGTAATTTATAACCGTTTGCCTCTAACTGTACGGCGCTTGTCATTTTCAAATTAATGGACTTCTGGTCCTTGAAAAAGTTGGTAATAGATACAGCGAATCCGCCGCTAACTTCCAACATAGAGCGCCTAATGTGTACAGACTCAAATCCAGAATACGCAGTACCACCAGCTTTGAGTGTAAAACCTACACGGCCTGTGTCTTTAGTGATTCTACTCATCTAATAACGTCACAACTTCGCCATTGGGTAAAAACCCTGGATGCTTGATAGTTTCTCTATTACGTTCAAAGATTTCTTCTTCTCGCTCTATGTCGTTGTATTGCGCGTAGGCTAATTCAAGTGTGGATATGATACCGGGTGGTACGTCGAAAATAATTTCTTTGGCTACGCCAGTGTTCTTTATGAACATCGATTCAACAAACAACGCGCGGGCGTTCGACACAGCCTGGTATAGTAGCGCCGTTTCTACTATACCCTGTAGCGCTCCGATACGATCCAGTAACGCGTCGAACGCCTCTGTTAGCGCCATAACGAGCGCTTCCATTTCAGTATAGCTGGAAAATACTGTGCGTATACAGACTCTTGACGCCACGCCTAACAGCATAGATTGTACGGTTAAGGCGACAACTTTTTGGTTATCTACCTGTGCCGCTGGGACGTTACCTAATTCAGCATAGTCAAAATTAGATTGTATCGCAAGATTTTTTGAAAGGTTTATCCCCAACCAGTCGGGAATTTCGTTACCATCTAAAACGTAGCGATTGCCGCGTATTCGCCCGCTCACCGGACCGGCTATACCGCCTTCTATTACATCGCCAGTTATACCGACAAGATCAAGAATCTTATTGCTCGCACTTCGAAGGGCAAGAGATAGATCCTGTGGAGAACTTAACAAAGTATCCGCCGTTGTTGATATAGCCGCAAGAGTGCCGGTCACTTCCGACGTAACACTTGCAATCAATCCCAGCGTTCCATTGACAACACTTTGTATTTTGTCAAGTGATCCTCTTACAGATTGTAATAACGAACCCACGAAGACTATAGTAGACATAGTCTCTGCAAGGAAGTCTATAGAAGATTCTTCAAGATCAGTGACAGCGTCATCGATAACCTGGATGTAGTCTTTGTCAAGTTGACCAAAAATTGGTATGTGAAATTGTACGAAATTTACCGTGAATCTTGCTATTCCGCCTTCGCCTGTAATGCTTTCGGCGAAATCAACTTTGCCGTCCACTGACACTTCTAATACGTCTTTGAAAAACGGATGGACAAGCTTGCCTGGGCCTTGCGTTTTAAATGCACGCATCAACCTGTCTCGTTCTTCGAAATAGTCAAACTCGTTGTCAATAGTTTGGATTACGTAGCCAGTCAGCGAAAAGCTGTCGGGCTCCGCCCCAAGATCCTGTGCCCAAACATGGTCCTGGCTCTTTGTTCCGCGTCCACTACGATACAAAGGGTAGACGTGCATTTCTGTACGTCTACCAACGCCCGTAGTAGCTGTCTCTACTTTAAAAGGTACGCCACGAAATGTTGCGGACTGTAAGTTATCACGCCAGGACATTAGCTTGCAGTTGCGAAACTGGCCCCCAACCCGCCGCTTTGTACATTAACCTTCGACCGTCCACGTACATTACGGGCTTTAGAAACCGTTGCTGTAGAGTTGTTGTCAGCCTCTACTTTTACTACAACTTCCGTTTTGTTTTCATTAAGCGTACTCATAGCAGACTGTGCGCCCTGTACCTTTTGCGTTGTAGTAACGTTAGTGTTTATCTCTCCCGTGAACCCTGCTACGGCTTTTAACCACGACCACCCCTCTTTGACAAGGTTGATTAATGCAAAAAACTTATTCGAGAACCAGTCTATAATGTCGCCTATAGCACGAAACGTTACAATAAACGGTCGTAACAACGACAGTATTACGTCTTGTACGGGACCCGGTAAACTGTCAAATACGCGTAATACGAACGCTATTATGTCAAAGAAAAACTTTTTGATTGGTGTCCAATTCTTATACAAAAAGAGCGCAGGGTTAAGTAGCGACAATATAAAGGTTATTACGTCGACTGCGTTCCAGAATAGTGGTACAATAGTCTTTTCCCAAAGATCAACAAAGAACGTCTTTATAGGCGTCCAATTGTCGTAGATTAAATATATCGCCGCGCCTAACGCAGCGATAGCGAGAATAACGGGCAGTATAGGCGCCAGAGTCGCCCAAAGCCCCGCCGCGAAGCTGTATAACACAGGCAGGGCTACGGCGCCCTTAACAGCAAGAAAACTCATAGCGACAGATAGCGAACCTATGGCGCTCACAACAGTTCCCGCAACGACAATAATAGGTCCAAGCGCCGCAAGTATAAGTGCAAACGTCGTTATAATAGTCGCCAGTCGCGGGTTTTCCTCTACCCATTCGGAAATGTTTGCCACTACAGATTGTATTACAGGAATCATAGGTGACAGTACATTGTATACGAGTTTGCCGACTACTTCCATCAAGTCCCCTATCTGGTTTGTAAGCTGCTTAAATCCGCCTGCACCCGCCTTAGCCGCAGCCGCCGCGCTGCCCTTATATTGCAATTCAAGTTCATTTAGTATAAGTGCCTGTGCTTCTTGCAACTTGCCAGCTTTTTGCAGTTGTTCAATTTGAGCTTTTTGCTGCTCAGTGAACTGTATGCCTACTCTATTTAACGCAGCTATACCTTTAATCGGGTCATTAAGAGCTTTACCCAGCATCACAGATGTACCGGTTAGGTCCGCAGCCCCGCCACTTGCCGATTTAAGTCGTGTAGCAACGTCTACAATGGCGCGTTGCGTTCTGCCAAACGTTTCTCCTGTTATGTTCGTAAACGTCAATAACTGTGCGGTCGCTCCAGTCAGTATTTCTTCGTCACCAAATAACGTATCACTCTGTATCTCAGACGCTAACTTTTTAAGTTCTTGCAGTGTTAATTTTGCTGTGCCACCTGTACTTTTTATGCCGGCTTCAACTTGCGCTTCTGCTTTGGCCTGTTTATCCCATGCCAGCGTAGCTGCTACACCAAAGCCAACGATCGGCAATGTAAGGTACTTCGATACGTTGCCGCCAAAGTTTCTTATAGACTTACCCTGTTGCTGTAAGCGTTTACCAACAACGTCTAACTTTTGTCCAAGTGAGATTGCTCGTTTACCTACATCATCAATACTTAGCGCAATCTTTCTAAACGGACCTGTTGCGTTATTGACAACGTCGAAAAGAAATTGAAAGCTGTACGTTTTGTTCGCCATTAACGCTTACCGTTCTCTTTTTCTAAAATCCAATGCACTCCCGATAACCAAAAATCCATTTCTTCCAGGGGAATCTCCCACACTTCCGTTAAAGGCGTAGAAAATTTATACGCTATTAACCAAACTACTTCTCGCCATTGATCCCCTGGATGCCGCCTAAAAAATCTTGTAAGCTCTCCATAGCCGCCGGTAAGTCTTCAAAGTCGATTTGTTCCGCAAGTTCTTCCGAAATATGCGCAAGCCCGGCCACGATCCTTGGTAACGCGGGTATCAACGTAGCCATATCCACCGTACCAGTTTTAGCAGCGTCAAAGACTTCAGGCGGTAGCAACTTTAGATGCCCCAGCTTTAGACGCCCGATACTTATTTCATTGATAAAGCTTACGCTACCATCCTCGCTTTTAATCTCCAGCGGAAATTGTAGCGGTATTTTTCTTACAGTTTCCATTTAGATTGCGGCCTCTGTCGACTCTACCCAGTGATTGCCCTCAAATTTTAGCGTAGTGTCACCTTCGCCAGACGTAATTTTAAGGTTGCGCGTACATGTGGCGTTACTCATAGTGTAAACCTTTCCGCCGTTAGCAGCTTCTACAACCACAGTACCGTTTTCACGTACGCGCGCGATTTCGTCCAGTCTCACGTCGTCCCTATCAGTGATAGTCAATTCCGCGGAAGCTACTATTGGCGTTTCTACGTAACCGCTTATGCCGTTATCACCCATAACGGACGCAAGTTCAAAGTTAGGTTGCCCACTTAGCCCTACACCGTTAATAGTCGTAGACCCCACTTTGGTTAATAGCACTTCACCGTTAAGCTTAACGGTCACCCTTCCAGTAATTCTTGCCATACTCGTTACCCCCTTATAACACAAATTGAATAATTGTTGCAAGTACCCGGAACTGATTCACAAGGTCCGGCGGCAACAATACATCAACCCGATTGCGGTCTGATAAATTCCTTTCTACGCGTAGATTTTCGATCATTTCTTCAAGGTTTTCTATCAACCCTATCTCTTGTAGGTTCGAAAACAAAGCTATAATCTCTTGCTTTACGGTCCTTGGCGTAACAACTTTTGAGCCTGGCGATACGGGGTACGTATTGTCTGCTAGTTTCATACGCGGTACAATGAACCTATTGACCATACGTACCTTATACTGAAAGCGAATTTCGCCAAGCGTTGCAAGCGTTTCAACGTCAAGATAACTTGGATCAGGTATACCCAACGCGTTAGTTTGGTACGTAGTGATAACGCGTTCAATTAACACATTATCGCTGGTGTCGTATATGTTAGTTGATATACCGTCAAACAATAGAATGTCACGTTCCGCACGCGAAAACCTATTTTCAACGGGAGGCGCAAGCACACCTTTTAATTGCAGCGTATGCAACGGACGCGCCGGGTCAATGTTCAGGTTAAACGCGCATTGCGCACCAAGCGCCGCTGCAATTTCTTCCGGACCCGTAGGCGCGTCGTATAATCCGTGGATTGTGCTGTGAGGGTTATTACGTGAGTTACCTTTCGTGGAACAATCCGAAAGCGTGCCTCTAAACGACGTGAATCCATGGCCTTGCAAGTCGATCAACGGCTTAAAGCGTTCGGACAATTCGCCTTCTAACTCTGCAAGATTGGACGCGTCTGTGTACGGATGCACAACATAGTGGAACTGCTTACCCGCAATCACCGCCCACGCGTCTGCCAGGTCAGGATCGGTCGCGCCGCCAGACATAGCAGAATACGTAATGTCGCCAGCGGAGAATCCAGCCGGATTGTTTTGCCCAACGTAATAATTAGCACGTACGTCAATTTGATTGCCAAGCGTGCCGCTATTTTTAGCTATTAACGCAACGTGGTTAGACCCCGCAGCCGACGCGCTTACCGACGCGCGTAAAGGTAGAACGTCGGCGGAATTCACTTTCGCGTTTACAGCGGAACAAATGTCCGTAACGGACCAACCACTATTAAGCGTCGTGTAAACTTTTTGGCCGTTCACCAATAAGTAGTACGTCGTCGCGGCGGTTGTACTTAGTCCAGACGCAAACTTTATTAGTCCAGTAGCTAGTGTGCCACCGTCGTTACTAAGTGCCAGTGCAAACAATTCCGTGTTAGGATTGTTCTCCTTGAACTTGTTGCACATACGCGCAAGTATAGACCCTACACCAAAAAACCCGTCTGCAAGCCCGTCGGACGTCACGGCTTTTAGAACTTCGACAGGTACTGTACCTGTCGAAGACTTTTGCCCTATGATTAACGCGACATGCGGATTTTGAATCAAGCCCGTCAACGCGCGGGAGTTATCTACCTCCGCGTAAGAGCCCGGTGTACGTAACGTATCCGGTATGTTATTAAAAGCTATCGCCATTGTCTTCTATCTCCGTTGGGCCTTCCGCCAGTGTCTCTATAGATTCTTCGTCGTCGGGCAAGTAAACGTCACCGCATCTAAGCCTACGTTTCCAGTACGTACCCTCTACCCCGGTTACGGGTACACTATAACCGGCCTCAGGCAAAGGGGCATGAGTACCTGGTGATCGGACAATACAACCCGGTTTGGGTATAACAAAAACGTGTGTCTTCTTTTCCATTGTGGCAGCCTACTTTGGGTCATTTCGTCTATTAAGAATTTTGTAAAAATCGTAGCCGCTTCCAAACCCTCTGCCAAACGCGCCGGGGTTTGGATCATCGCTACTATCTATTAGTTGCGCAAAGTCGGGCAAGCTAACGTCGGGATACCCATCGTCAAGCGGCAAGTCGCCTGTATACGGCAAGTCTGCATTAGGCGATAGTATATAGTTAGTATACAACCTTAACAGGTCGGGAAATTGTGAAGGTTGCGTCATTCCCCGCAGCTCTTCTTCAATCAAGTCTTCAGACCCTTGCACGTCGCAAAAAGCCGCGTCGCTAAATTCAATGATTCTTGACGGAAACTGAAAACTAAATTGGTACCAGAGGTACGCTGGATTAAGCGGCAACAGTTGCCCCCCAGCGTATTCAATCGGCCCATCAGACGCTACAAATTGCCGGCCCAATAACGCGCGAAATAGCTGTGACCTTACATCGTGTAAACGATCGTTAGCAAGGAACCCTAACTTGTCACGTTGTTGGGTGTCGTTTTTCAACACGGCCACAACGGCAAAGCGTTCAACTAATCTTTGTGTAACTGAGCCTTCCGACACGTTACCATCTACGGATTCGCTGACCGTTACTACGAAAGCTTGGTCTGCGTTAATTCCCGTAGAATTTCGTACAAGTTCAAGTTCCGCCGCACCGCCAATACGGTTTCCAAACACCGTATTGGCTTGCCGCAACCTTACAATTATAGGGTTAATACGCATTATGTTTTACTGAAGATTACGTCTATTGCTTCTGGCAACACTTCGTTAAGCTCCCCGTAAAGAGCTGGTAACTCTTTTTCTACAGCGGGTTCTAACCACGGACGCGGCTTAATGTCTGGTGTACCATCTTCTAAAAACTTTGGGTAAGCTGGATCAGCCAACACCGTGCCGACTTGCATTTTGTACGGCGAAGCATCGAACACGATTGATCCGGCCATATTCCCCCGGTCAATCGCTGGAGCGTTACCGGGCTTTGACGGATAGTGTCTTTTCTTGCCTCGCTTATAAAAATAGTCCGCTTTGGGCGTATTACGTAACGTTCTTAATATATCATTACGCAGCCTTACAGCGCTATTAGTTAATATTTCACCGGTCTTAGCAGGTATAACTTCAGGCAGCTTCTTCAAGCCTTCCGCTATAACTTTTAACTCCGCAACCATTCCGGGTATTTTATTGGTATCAAACATTACAATTGCGCACCCGTTCCAGACTCTTCTAACTGCTTTGCGAATATCTTTACGTAGTCTTTGTGGTCGTCGTCTCGTATAGAACCAAAAACCTTATAGCGACGTCCCCTGTCAGGATTGTTGCCTACTTGTAAAAATAAGGTGTAGTCCGACTTTATAGGGTCAATGTCTTCTATCGCGTCTACTGCATCGGAAAACGCTGTGTTAAAGGCGCGTCCAAGGTTCTTTATCGCCACGTACCTTACACGAAATATCGTATCGTAAACTTGTGACGGGTCCGCGTCTACGCCACGTAACGCCATAATGTAAGCGGCGCTACCCGATTTGTCTATTAACTCCGCCCATACAGTTGCCACGGTTGTATATGTTAATAAAAACATAGTCCCAGCGTCGACACTCTGTAACGGCGCCTGTATCTGAATACGGTGTTTTAGTTTACTTGCTATTGACCTCACGGTGACGCACCTATTCTTGGTACACGATACATGTTAAGTACCGCTTCCACTTCTTTAGGCGGTGATAGCATTACTCTAGATAGACTGTCGCTCGTGTAATTACTACTCCTTTCTTCGTACTGATAAGTAGCCCATTGTAATATAGCCTGTCGTAGCGCGTTAGGTACGTCGGATGCGTCGTCCCCATAACCGCATGTAAAGCGTATTTGGTAGCCTCCATAGTCCCGCACATTTTGAAACGGGTACTGAACGTCACGCTTTACAATAAGTTTACATGGTATCGCCTCTACTACAGTGTAGTAATTCGCGCTAGCGAAAGTTGTAATAACGTCGCTTTCGTCCAGTAGCTCTACAGCAAGCACACTAATGAGCGGCGGTCGTGGTAACTCCACAACGTCACCAGGCCAAAAGTCCAGCTTCATTGTGATTGTCTGTGTTATAAACGCTCTACCACAGTAGCCTTCACAACTTTCCCGAATCGCTGTAATAAGTAACGATAAGATGGTGTCTTCTTCTGTGCCATCGATTCTAGCAAACAACTTTAACTCGTCAACAGTTACAGGTTCCGTCGCTGGAGGTGTTGTCACTTTCCAGGAACTATTCCCATTATGGGGTAGCTGTCGCTCAATAATCATAGTTAAAATTCAGAGTCGTCTTCGTCTTCGTCTTCGTCTTCGTCTTCGTCTTCGTCTTCGTCTTCGTCTTCGTCTTCGTCTTCGTCTTCGTCTTCGTCTTCGTCTTCGTCTTCGTCTTCG